CATCGTAATGACAAGATGGTCAAAACGAGATTTGACTGGACAAGTAATTAAGGCCAGTGCGCAACATGGTGGGGACGATTGGGAAGTTATCGAGTTCCCTGCAATTATGCCTGAAGGTGATCCACTATGGCCTGAGTTTTGGAAAAAAGAAGAACTACAAGCCCTACAAACACAACTCCCTGTTAGTAAATGGCAAGCTCAATATCAACAAGCTCCCACTTCTGAAGAAGGAGCATTGCTCAAACGTGAATGGTGGAATATATGGGAAGATGATAGACCACCAGCTTGTGAATTTATTATCCAGTCTTGGGATACTGCGTTTTTAAAAACTTCTCGTGCAGATTATTCTGCATGTACAACGTGGGGTGTGTTTTATCACACTGATCCAGACACAGGAAAACAGACTTCAAACATAATACTTCTTGATGCGTATCGAAAGAGGATGGAGTTCCCAGAACTAAAAGTAAAAACGCAAGAAATGTATAATGAATGGGAACCTGATGCACTCATCGTAGAAGCGAAAGCGGCAGGTGCGCCACTTGTTTTTGAATTACGAGCGATGGGTATACCTGTATCTGAGTTTACACCGAGCAGAGGAAATGATAAGATTGCGAGAGTAAATGCTGTTACAGATTTATTTGCGTCAGGGGTTATTTGGGCCCCAGATACAAGATGGGCGCAAGAAGTTATAGAGGAGGCCGCATCTTTTCCAGCGGGAGAGCATGATGACTATGTGGATTCAATGACTCAAGCGTTACTTCGATTTAGAAAAGGTGGGTTTGTAAGATTGCATTCAGATGAAGAGGATGAAGAAATACCGTGGTGGAAAAAACGTAAAGCAGCATATTATTAAAGGATAAATTATGGCTATAGATAAAGCAGTTCAGATCGGGGTAGCAGCTGAGGCTGGAAAAGATATCGAACTAGAAGTTAAGGACGATAAAAATCCAGAAGAAGATGTAGCGATTGAAATTAACGATGATGGCACCGTAGATATCAATCTAGGTGGTGAAGGTATTGATAGCCCTTTTGAAGGTGAGTTCGATCAAAACCTAGCAGAAGTTGTAGATACAGACACACAAGAACAAATGGTTGATGATTTAGTTGGTTTGTATGAAGCTGATGATGAATCACGTTCTGATTGGAAAAAGACTTATGAAGATGGTCTAGAATTATTAGGATTAAAAATAGAAGAAAGAACTGAGCCTTGGGATGGTGCATGTGGTGTGTTTCATCCATTACTATCTGAAGCAGTTGTACGTTTTCAATCTGAAGCTATCACAGAAACATTTCCCGCTGCTGGCCCAGTTAAAACAAATATTCTAGGTACAAACGATAGAGAAACTGAAAAAGCTGCTGAAGCTGTTCGTGATGATATGAACTATAGACTCACAGAACAAATGACAGAATATAGACCAGAGCATGAGAGAATGCTATGGAACCTTGCAATATCTGGTTCCGCATTTAAAAAAGTTTATTATGACCCAGCTTTGGGTAGACAGACAGCACAATTTATCCCAGCAGAAGATTTAGTCGTAGCGTATGGTTCATCTGATATTACCACTGCTAGTCGTGTAACACATATTATGCGTAAGTCAGAGAATGAAGTTAAGTTTTTACAAGTTAATGGTTTCTATGCACCTGTAGACTTAGGTGATCCAGGGTTTATCCGTACATCTATACAGAAGAAGAAAGACGAAGTAGAAGGTGTAGACGTATCTGAGGATGATAGATATGAGTTATTAGAGATGCATGTAGAGTATGATTTAGGAGAAGACCCTAATCAAATAGCACTTCCTTATGTTGTGACTATTGAACGTAACTCTATGCAGATTCTTTCTATCTATCGTAATTGGAATCAAGAGGATAAATTAAGACGCAAACGTAATCATTTCGTACATTATACTTATATACCAGGATTTGGATTTTATGGATTTGGACTTATTCATTTACTTGGCGGGCATGCTAAGTCTAGTACTTCTTTACTTCGACAGTTAGTTGACGCAGGAACATTAAATAATTTACCAGGTGGATTGAAGACTAGAGGTCTTCGTATTAAAGGTGATGATACCCCCATAATGCCAGGAGAGTTTAGGGACGTAGACGTTCCAGGTGGTAAGATTCTTGATAATATAACATTCCTCCCGTATAAAGAGCCATCACAAACTCTTTTGGCATTATTCCAAAATGTTGTTGACCAAGGTAGAAGTATGGCAGCAATCTCTGACTTTAAATCAGTAGATTTAAATAGTGAAGCACCTGTAGGAACGACCCTTGCAATATTAGAGAGAATGTTAAAAGTTATGAGTGCTGTACAGGCTCGTATGCATAACACCATGAAGATGGAGTTTAAACTTCTCAAAGATATTATTGAAGATAATACTGAAAATCCAGTATTAGTAAAACAGTATTCTGATATAGAAGTTATTCCAGTTAGTGATCCTAATGCTTCAACTATGTCTATGCGTGTAGTTCAGTATCAAGCAGCTATTCAATTAGCACAACAAGCACCACAATTATATGATTTACCTAAGCTACATCAGCAGATGTTACATACATTGGGTATTAAAGATGCAGCAAAACTTGTACCTACACCAGAAGATATGACACCGAAAGACCCAGTATCTGAAAATATGGCAATAATGACTAGTAAACCTGTTAAAGCATTCCTTTATCAAGACCATAAAGCACATATTGAGACACATATGACAGCTTTACAGAACCCACAGATACAACAATTAATAGGTCAAAACCCTATGGCTAGAGCAATACAAGGTGCATTAATGGCACATATAGCGGAACATGTATCTATGCAATACAGAGGTGAGGTTGAGAAACAAATGGGTGTAGAATTACCTCCACCAGATCAACCAATGCCAGAAGAAATGGAAACAAAATTATCTCAATTAATGGCTAGAGCATCACAGCAAGTATTACAAGAATCAGCAGCCCAACAGCAACAAGCTCAAGCACAACAAGCAGCTCAAGACCCATTAATTCAGATGAAACAAGCTGAATTAGCGTTAAAACAGGCAGAACAGCAGAGAAAAGAGCAGAAAGATTTCGTTGATGCAGCACTTAAAAACGAGAAAATTGAAGCTGATAAAGCCATTGCTGGCGCTAAATTAGGGGTTGAATTAGCTAAAGAAGAGAGAAATACTGAGTTAGAAGGTATTAAACTTGGTTCAGAAATCGTTAAAAACATGAATAAGGGGAGTTAATGAGTATCGAGGAGGAATATAAAAAAGAGTTACGTAAGTTAATGAATGACTACGCTGACACTGTTTCGACAGGTGGCGCACAGGATTTTCCACAATATCGACATCTTGTGGGAGTGATAGAAGGGTTGGCAATAGCCGAAAGAGCCTTTCTTGATTTAGTTGATGTCGCAAATAAACGTGAGGATATATAATGACTACAGCAGTCACAAGCAATGGTATAGACGTTGACAGTACCTTAAAAAGAGTTGACGAATTAAAAGATAAATCTCTAAGACTACCACAACCAGCAGGTTATAAAATGTTAGTCGCCTTACCGAAGATAGAAGAAAAAACATCAGGTGGTATTATCAAAGCCTCTAGCACTATAGAGAAAGAGACTAATGCCGCAAATGTTGGTTTTGTTATATCTTTAGGCACTGATGCTTATAAGGATAAAGGGAAGTTTCCTAATGGAGCTTGGTGTAAAGAAGGAGATTTTGTTGTAATGCGTTCTTATTCTGGAACCCGTATGTATATAGACGGAGAAGAGTTTAGAATGTTAAACGATGACGCTATTGAAGGTGTTGTTGCAGACCCACGTGGCTTTTCACGTGCATTATAGGAGTTAACTATGGCAGAGCAAGAAAAAGAAACTCAAGAAGTTGAGACTAAAGAAACTGAATCTAACTACGAAATTGTTGATGACACTCCAGAAGAGGATAAGAATGTCGAACCGTATGATGGTGACGCAGAACCTAGTCCTGATGAGTTAGACAAATATAGTGGTAAAGTAAAAAATCGTATAGAGAAACTTACTAAACGATATCACGATGAGCGTAGAACAAAGGAGAAGAAAGAAAGAGAAGCAAGAGAAGCCTTTAATTACGCTAAATCTTTACAAGACGAAAATAAAAGACTAAGAGATAATTTATCTAAAGGTGAAGACACTCTCTTAAAAGAAGCTAAAGCTAGAGCAGATGCAGAGTATTTATCAGCTTCAGAAGCCTATAAAAAAGCGTATGAAGACGGTAATTCTGAGAATATGGTTGATGCTCAAAGACGTATAGCTGAGGCTACACTTGCTAAAAACAAGTGGAAAGAGTACCAACCAAAGTATAAAAAGGATGAAAATTCCGAAAATACTTTACAAAACGACCCAAATAAGGTATATAATAGTAATCAAGTACCCGCTCCTGACGAAAAAGCAACTGCGTGGTTTGAAAAAAATACGTGGTTCGGGGAAAATAAAGTTATGACTGCTGGTGCATATGCAATACACCAGGATTTAGTCGAAAGCGGTGTTGACCCTCGCACAGATAAATATTACGAGACAATAGACACTAGGCTTCGGCAAGAGTTTCCAAGCTATTTTAATAAAAGTAGTGAGGAGATTGATGACACGACTGAAGTAGTAACGGAAGAATCTACTACTAAGAGTCGCACGCCTAATGTCGTTGCTCCTGTCAAACGGGCCCCTTCTTCCAAGAAGATTAGACTTACTCAAACACAAGTGAGTATAGCAAAACGATTGGGTGTACCTCTAGAAGAGTACGCAAAACAAGTAGCCCATCTAAACAACTAATTAATAAAGGAGATTATAATGCCTCGTAAAGATAGAGAGTTAAACACAAGAGAAAAAACAACTCGTGTAAAAAACTGGGTTCCACCTCAACAACTACCAGACCCAAAGCCTCAAGATGGATTTCGATTCCGTTGGGTAAGAATTTCATTATTAGGGCAGTCTGATGACAGAAATGTTTCAGTCAAATTTCGTGAAGGTTGGGAACCAGTAAAAGCAGAAGAACATCCAGAAATTGTTACTCAATATGGTTTTAATGGTAATAAAGATGGGAACATCGAATCTGGTGGACTTTTACTTTGTAAGATACCATCTGAAACTGCTGAGAGTAGAAATGATTACTATGCTAATCAAAACTCACAACAGATGCAGGCGGTAGATAACAATTTTATGCGGGAAAACAATCCTCGTATGCCGCTTTTTAGTGATAAACGTTCGACTGTTTCCCGTGGAACAAAATAATTATTAGGAGTTTATTATGGCTTATCCAACTGTTGCAGCTCCATATGGCTTAGTCCCAGTTAATTTAATTGGTGGCCAAGTATATGCTGGCTCTACAAGGCAGATGAAGATTGCTTCAGCTTATAATACCAATATATTTAACGGTGATATCGTAACTCG